CAACGTTGCAAAAACCGCCCTGCGGCTGACCACAAACGCCCTTGACGACGAGCTCGCCGACGAGATTGACGCCTGCCTCCTGCGCCTGCATCTTGCGGGCGCGGAGGGGGCGGACGAAGACCCGCTGGTCAAAGACGCCGTCCGAGCCTTCGTCCGCTGGCAGCATGACTTCTGCGGCCGCGGCGACGAATGGAAGACGTGCTTTGAGGAGCTGCGCGACGCGATGGGCCTGTCCGACGACTATTCGCCGGGCGCCGAGGGAGGGGGCGCGTGCTGTGATCTTTGACACCCAGATCACGCTGCGCCTGCTGTCCTACCCCATCGTGAGCGGGCAGACCACCGAAAAGCTCGAACGCGAGACAACCGTCTGGGCCGCCCGCAAGTCCGTCAACCGCGCCGAGTATTACCAGGCCGCGCAAGCCGGCAAGCGCACGGACGCAATTTTTCGCATGCACAGCGCGGAGTACGGCGGCGAGCAGCAGATCACCTGCGGCTCGGACGTCTTTGACGTCGTCCGCAGTTACGGCGCGGAGACGGAAGAGGTAGAGCTGACCTGCAAACGGAGGGACGGCGCATGATGATCTATGAGGCGCTGGCAGACCTGGGCGTCCCGGTCTGCCACCCGCCATACAAGGGCGGAGAAGAAACCTACATCACCTATCAGCTGCTCGGCCAGTCCGGGCAGCTCTACGCCGAGGGCGGAGAGGCCGAGACCGGCGTGCAGTACGCCGTTTCCATCTTTGCCGAGGGCTTTGCCGCCGGGCTTTTAAAGCGCGTAAAGGCCGCGCTGGAGGCCGCAGGCTACATTGCTACCGTCGACATGGAAACCTACGACAAGGAGACGGGCCGCACGCAGATCGCACTCATAGCCGAGACGGAGGGCGCGGAATATGGCTAAATTCGAGACATCCGGAATCGACGGGATGTTAGCAACGCTGGAAGGCACAGACATTCTCGATGAAGAAACGGTAAAAGAGCTCATGACAGCGGCGGGCAAAATCCTAGCGGCTGAAATCAAAAAACGTGTGGTGCAAAGTGGATTTGCGACGGAGGGCTATGTCAAAAGCATCAAGCCAACGAAGATCCGGAAAAACAAATACGGAGAACCATACATTCAGGTAACAGCTGTTGGAAGAAACAAGCACGGCGAGCGAAAAGCGGCTGTGCTTTTCATTTTGAACTACGGGCGCGGGCCGGAATACGGAAGGATAAACGGGACGTACTTCTGGACAAAGGGCTCGCAAGAAGCGGCAAGACAAGTAGACAGAGAACTCGAAAAAATCCTTACACAAAAGCTGAAAGAAAGGGGCCTATTGTAAATGCCTAGTTTTGACTTACGCGGCATCCGGGCGGGAAAGTATAAAAACACGTCCGGCACCGTGACCTACACAGAGCCGACCGACGTCGGCGACGCCATGAGCGCGCAGCTGGAACTCAAGTTCGCCGAGGGCCGCCTGTACGCGGAATCCAAGCTTGCCGAGTATATCAAGCTTGCCACCGGCGGCACGATCTCGCTGGCTGTCAAGTACATCAAAAGGGCCGCACAGGCCATGCTCTACGGCTGCACATCCGATACGAGCAAGGAAAACCTGAAATTCTCGGCAAAAGACATCGCAAACTATGTCGGCGTCGGCTTCTACGCGCCGGATAAGATCGACGGCGTGACCAAATACACCTGCATCTGGGTGCCGAAAGCGCTGTTCGGCCCGCCCTCGATGAGCTATCAGACCAAGGGCGAGAACATCCAGTTCAACACGCCGACCACGACAGGCGAATTCCTCGCGGACGATTCCGCCGACGAGCTGCTGCTCGAGACCGAGACCGTCGACACCGCGGCGGAGGCCGTTGCCTGGATCAAGGGAAAGTTGGGTGAGACCTGATGGAGACGACAAAGCTCGAAACCGTAGATTATGAATTTGAAGGCCGGGTGTACCGGCTGACCTGCAACATGAACGCCATCGCATACGTGCAGGACGAATACGATGGAAATCTCGTGCAGGCGCTGGATCGGATCCATGGGATCAAAAGTACGCTGGCGTTTCTCGCCGGTATGCTGACGGACGCAGCGGATTCACAGGGGATCACCGATGAGAACGGACTGCCGCTGGTATTTACGCGGAAGCAGCTGGGCCGAAAGCTCACGCTCGCGCAGACCGTGGAGGCCGGAAAGCTGATCTATCCGCTGGTTCGGGCCGAAGTATTGAAGAACGCGGGGGACGAAACGAAACCGCAGGAAGACGAAAAAAACTGACACAGCCGGGGGAACCGAAGCCGAACGGCTTTGATTTCCCCGGCTATCTTGCCATTTGGCTGTTCCGGCTGCATCTGCCGGAGCGGGATTTCTGGAAAACCATGAGCCCGCGCCGCCTGACGCTCCTGCTTGACGCGCTGGAGCCGCCTAAAAAGCCGGAAGCGCCGCAGAGCCTCTCGGCCTACATCAACGGAGGCACGTAATATGCCAAATATCAACACAAGATTTACGCTTTCGGGCGAAAAAGAATACAAGCAGGCCATTTCCGAGATCAGAAGCGGTATGAACGTCCTGAACTCGGAGATGCGCAAGGTGCAGTCCGCCTACGCGCAGAACGCCGACAGCGTCGAGGCGCTGAGCGCCAAAAACGACGTGCTCGAGCGCAAAATCTCCACACAGACCGAAAAGATCGAGTATCTGCGTGCCGCCCTGCAGCAGTCCGCCGAGAAATACGGCGAGGCAGACAAGCGCACCATGCAGTGGCAGGCCAGCCTCAACAACGCAGAGGCCGACCTCAACAACCTCAACAACCAATTCGACGAAAACAAGAAAAAAATTGAGGAATCCGGCAAGGAGATGGGCAACCTCGGCGACGTGGTGAATGGCCTGACGTCCAAGCTCGGCATCCAGCTGCCGGAAAGCATGAAGTCCTCCATGAACGCCATGGGGAGCCTTGACGCGTCGTCTCTGGCGCTGGCTGGCGGCTTCGCTGCCGTCGCGGCGGCGATCGTCAAGGTAGAAAAAGCCATGATCTCCATGACGAAGGAGTCCGCCGCCTTTGCCGACAACATCATAACGCTTTCCATGCAGACCGGGCAATCGACACAGCAGCTGCAGGAGTTTTCCTACGCAACCGAGCTGATCGACGTCTCCGTCGATACCCTGCAGGGCAGCCTTCGCAAGCTGACCAACAACATGCAGGACACCATGAACGGCACCGGAAACGCGAAGGACTCGTTTGACGCCCTGGGCATCTCCGTCACCAACGCCGACGGCAGCATGCGAAGCGCGAACGACGTTTTTTATGAGACGATCGACGCGCTCGGAAAAGTGAAAAACGAAACCGAGCGGGACGCCATGTCCATGGACATTTTCGGCCGCTCCGCGCAGGATCTGAATCCGCTGATCATTCAGGGATCGAAAACGCTCAAGGCCTACGCTGACGAAGCCCATAACATGGGATACGTGCTGGACGACGAGGCGCTTTCCGCACTTGGCGCGGTCGACGACGCCTATCAGCGCCTGCAGAAGACACAGGAGGGCGTCAAAAACCAGCTGGCCGTCGAGTTTGCACCGTATCTCGAGGAATTCTACGGCGACGTCACCACCATGGTCAAGGACGGCGGAAAGGCCATCAAGGACTCCGGCATCGTCGACGCCTTCGGCATGCTGCTTGAGACCGTCGGCGATATCCTCAATCCCATGTCCGACCTGTCCAACAACCGAGTCCCGGCGCTGACCAAGGCGCTGCAGCCGCTGGCAAAGGTCATGGCGCTCATGGCCGACGCGGCGGAGCTGCTCAAAGGCGTCATCAACTTCGGCACCGGCCACATCAGCGAGGGCTGGGGCCAGATGAAGCATGCGCTGGGCTTCGGCTACAGCAGCGGCAACGGCAACAACTACCAGAACCTGCTCGACAGCTACAACGAGCAGCAGTGGGGCCAGAGCGCGTCCGACCTCTCCAAGGCCTACGAAGAGGCCGTCGCCCGCGGCGACTCGTCGACCCTCGGTATCACCGAGGACGAATGGCGCAGGCGGTATCTGGGCGGCAACGCCGCCGGCACGGACAACTGGGCGGGCGGCTGGACGCGGGTCAACGAGAACGGCCTCGAGCGGATCTATCTGCCGTCCGGATCGCGCATCCAGACAGCCAGCGAAACGCGCTACACCTCCGGCGATACCTACAACACCACCGTCTACGTCGACCACGTCGAAGACCTCGACACCATCCTCCGCATCGCCAAAAATGCACGCATCACAACCAGAATGGGGGCGAAGTAAATGCCGGAAGTGACGATTTATGCGACAAAATCGGCGTTCCTGTCCTACGAATATCCAAATCTGAATCAGCACGGGCAAGCGGTATTCACTTTTTCACATGGAGACGAATGCCTGATTGGATTTGGAAATGCTCCAGACAACGTAAAGTTCAAACGAATTTCAGAGGCAACATTGCATGTTTATGGGATATGCAATGAATACTACAGGTACGGGTATATGATGACGGCGTATCGTAATGGTGAGGACTTCGACCCAAATGCTGTTACGTGGAACACAAAGCCTGTGCTTGCTTATGGGGTTGCGGCATGGCTTTACCCCGCACAACCATCAACCCAAAAACAACTGGATTGGGCATCAGGAAAGATTAGAGGGAATGAACGGAACGTCTACCGGTACGGAATAGAAATAAGCTATGCCAGTGCAGATGAGGTATATACAGAAAAAAGCAGCTATAAGCCGTACATAACGATTACGTATCAAGAAGATACAGTAACAGCAGAAATAAAAGATCGGGCTCCGGCCAGCGGCTACATCCCAAAAGGGAAAGACAATGTTTTTTCTTGGGGCATTACTGAAACAGGAACATGCCTGGAAGAAGTCAAGGCGACCGCCACGACCTTCCGCTGGCGCGCCGGAACATCCGGTACGATCAAAACCATCGCCTGCGGCACGGCCCAGAAAGTGACCGTTCCTGCCGGGACGTTTACAACAAACAATATCCAGTGGTCTGTGTCCGTCACCCTGAACACAGGCGCGACTGTCACAAGCGACTGGATCACGCTGTCTACAGCTGAAGCTGCTCCGACGGCCAAGCCGATCTCGCCCGTCGGTGTCGTCATCGACGCAACAACCGTAAACCGATTCAGCTGGCAGCACATCATTTCCACAGGCACGCCGCAGAGCAAGGCGGACCTGCAGTGGTCCGCCGACGGCACGACCTGGAACACGCTCGCGACCGTCACGGGAGAAAACCAGTATTACGACGTTCCGGCGAACAAATTCACAAGCGGAACAAAATACTGGCGCGTGCGCACCTACAACACCGACGGCACGGCCTCGGCGTGGAGCGACAAGGCCGAGTTTATCGCCATCAACGCCCCATCGGCCCCGTCCATCGTCATCCAGTCCACCGGCCCGCGCCCGCGCATCACATGGCAGACCTCTGAGCAGGAGGCCTATCAGCTGACGCTCTCGAGCGGCTACGCCTCCGGCACGGTCTACGGCACGGAGAAGGCATGGCGCTCGCCGGTCTACCTCGCCGACGGCAGCTACACCGTACGCGTCCGCGTGCAGAACAAGTACGGCATGTGGTCCGAGTGGTCTGCGGCCGCGCTGCCCATCTCGCACACCGAGGGCGAGGCCATCACCCTGACCGCCACCGCCGGCCATGAGGCCGCGCTCACCTGGCAGACCGCCGGAAGCTACAATTTTTACCTCGTCGAGCGGGACGGCGTGGCCATCGCCCGCACCGTCCAAAAGCAGTACATCGACCACACCAGCATCGGCTCCGTCACCTACCGCGTCCGCGGCTGCTACGACGAAAGCGATAACTACGGCGTGTCCAATTCGGATACCGTCGAGATCCTGCCCGAGACCAACATGATCTGCGACCTCGAGACCGGCGTCTGGCTCGAGATGCGCCTGTCCGAAACGCAGCTGCGCACCAACCGAACCAGTTTCTCGGCCGGGGTCTCCGCGGTCCATCTGGCCGGCCTGGCCTATCCCATCGAGGAGCGCAGCGAGCAGCGTGACCGCGCCCTGTCCGTCGCCTGCGCCTGGCCGCACGCGCAGCGGGCCGCCGCCCTTGCGCTTGAGGCCCTTGTAGGCCGCCTCGTCTGCCTCAAGGACCGCTATGGAAACATGGCCATCGGCACGCTCCCGTCGCTCGAGAGCAACTGCGACGAGTTCATGCGCCGCTATTCCTTTACCATCTCGCACACGAACCGAGAGGAGGCGATCACCCTTGACCCGTGACGTCCGCTTCCGCGTCGACGTGCTCAGAAACGGCGCACCCATCACCCACCTCCAATGGGACACCGGCACCGCCCCGCAGATCATAGCCAGCCGCGACGCGACGATCCACACCAGCATCAAGGGCACCTTCCTCGTCAACGACGCGGTCGACTACCTATCCGACGAGCTCCAGCCTGTCATGACCATCGACGGGCAGGAGACGCCCCTCGGCATCTATCAGGCCGCGACCCCGAGCATCAAGGGCGCGGCCGGTCAGAAGCGCGTCGAGGTCGAGGCCTACGACCGCTGCTGGCGCGTCTACAGCAACCGCACCGAGACCATCCTGCACCTGTCCGCCGGTGCGTCCTATCTCACCGAGATCCGCAAGCTGCTCACCGCCTGCGGCGTCGCGCTCGTCATTGCGACGCCGTCGGACGCGACGCTGCAGACCGACCGCGAAGACTGGGATGTCGGCACGAGCTACCTGACCATCGTCAACGACCTGCTGGCCGAGATCAACTACAACAGCCTCTGGTTCGACGCCTCCGGCGTCGCCCGTCTCGAGCCCTATCAGGAGCCGAGCGCGCAGAACATCGACTGGTCCTACGGCACGACGGACCTCTTCCTTCCGGACCGGCATCCGGGGCCGAACTTCTCAGATGAGGAAGACATCTTCAACGCGCCGAACGTCTTCATCTGCGTCTGCTCCAACCCGGATCTGGAGCAGCCCATGGTCGCAACGGCCGTCAACGACAATCCGCAGTCGCGCAAGTCCACCTTCCGGCGGAACATGCGCATCGCCTCGCTCATCAAGGTCGACAACATCGCCTCGCAGGAGGAGCTGCAGGCCTACGCCGACCGCATGCGCAACGAATCGCTCCTGTCCGCCCGGGCCATCACGTTTTACACGCTCAATGACCCCGGCCACGGCATCGGTGACGTCCTCGCGCTCACGCACGACGACATCGGTGGCATTTACCTCGAGACCGGCTGGCAGATGCAGCTGTCAGCCGGAAGCCTCATGACACACTCTGCAAAAAGGACGGTGATTGCATAATGGAAGGCGTCGACAGCCTGTACACCGAAGAACCCGAAGAGCAGCAGACCGAAGAACAGCAGCAGCCGTTCCAGCTGGCCGTCATTGCGACGGTCGAGGAAGACGGCCTGACCCTCACGCCTGACGGCGCGGAGGAGCCGACCGAGAAGCATTTTAAATGCAACACCGGCATCAACTTCGCCGCCGGACAGCGCGTGGCCGTCCTCGAACTGTCCGGCAGCAAGGTCGTCATGTTCCCGATCGGCAACCCAGGCGCGGACGCGCCGGCGAAGATCCCGCCCGGCGGCACGGCCGGGCAGGTGCTAAAAAAATCGTCCGACAACGACTACGCGCTCACATGGGGCAGCATCACCGGCCTCCTGCCGACCGGAGGAACGAGCGGCCAGATCCTCAAAAAGTCAGGCAACGCCGACTACGCCGTCGAATGGGGCGACATCAACGGTGCTCTGCCTTCCGGCGGAACGACGGGCCAGGTGCTCAAAAAATCCAGCGCCACCGACTACGCCGTCACCTGGGGCAGCCCCGACGGCATCCTGCCGACCGGCGGCACCGATGGTCAGGTCCTGCTCAAAAACGGCGCGAGCAACTACGCCGCCAAGTGGGGCAGCATCACCGGCGCGCTCCCGACCGGCGGAACATCCGGTCAGGTGCTGAAAAAATCCGGCAACACCAACTACGCTTGCACGTGGGGCGACGTCGCCGGCACGCTTCCGAGCGGCGGCACCGACGGCCAGGTGCTCCTGAAAAACGGATCGACGAACTACGCCGCGAAGTGGGGCACGGTATCCGCCGCAGGACTCAAGAGCGGATACAATTCACTGGAGCTGAAAACAAAAACCCTGACGCCGTCCTCGAACGGCTTTGAGATAGGGACATCGAGCTATCCCGTGACAGTCAGGGGAGACGAAATCGTGCTGTATTACAATTCATACCGCTACTGCACCATTGCGTGCAACTCATCCGGGAAGCTGACCGTCAACGGCACAGCCATCAACTAAGGAGGGCAACATGAAATTATACGACATCGCGCTCGCGGCCAAGCCGCTGCAGAAGCTCATCGAACAGGACCTGCCGCTCCGGCAGGCCTATCAGCTCGCCATGCTGGCGACCAGGCTCAACCCAACACTCGAATTCTACGGAAACCAGCTCATGAGCGGGCGGCCGCAGGCGGAGCTGAACGAGCTGGACGCCGACACGCTCCCCGAGCTGCCGCACATCACGCTTCCGCTCGACCTAGATATCCGGCTTTCCGCCGGGGATATCAAGTGCCTTGAGCCGTTCGTGACCTTCGAAGGAGCTGATAACGCATGATCACCATCCACTGCTCCCGCGCGTGCGCGCATCTGGCGTCGCCGCCGGAGCTTTTGACGGCGGGCATGGCCAAGGCCGTGACCGTTGAGTTCGTCTTCTCGCCCGAGTGGGACGGGCTGACGAAGACAGCCGTCTTCTCGAACGGCAAGACCACCGTCGACGTTCTCGCCGCGAACTGGGACGGGGATACAGTTCCTGTCCCGCACGAAGTTCTCGCCGTCCCGGGCCGCCACGCCCGCGTAGGCGTCTATGGCACGGACGAAAGCGGCGTCGTCCTGCCGACAGTCTGGGTGAGCCTCGGCAAGGTCCAGCCCGGCGCGGATCCGTCCGGCGACGCCTCGGCCGACCCGTCTCTGCCCGTCTGGGCGCAGCTGCAGAAGCAGATCGGCGATCTGGACGACCTCAAGACCTACAACAAGGGCAACCTCGTCGACGCCATCAACGAGGCCCGCAGCTCCGGCGGCGGCTCTGGTGGCGGGGGCATCCAGTCGGCACAGATCGACGCGATCCTCGTGATGACAAAATCCGAATATGACGCGCTGGACAAAAAGGACGCGCGGACACTGTATCTGTTGGAGGGATAACATGCTGGCAGTTGGACTCAAACGCATTCTGGAGCTGTTCATCGGCTCCATGGGCATCAAATCCGCCCACCTGGGCACGAAAACCATCTACGAAAGACCGGGCGGATTTTTGTACATTGAACTCACAAGCGAAGAAAGGGGATAAATCCAGATGGCAAGTTTTTTTAATCTGACACTTGATACGCTGGCACCTGCCGGCCTATCGCTGATCCTGAACGACGGTGCACAGTACGCGACCAGCGCGACCGTCACGGCGAAGATCTCTGTCTCCGACGAGACAACGACGGGTTACCAGATGAAGATCTGGGGCACGAAGACGGCGGGGACCGAGGCGGAAGCGTCGTGGGAGACATTCACCGCGAAAAAATCCATCACGCTGCCCGACGGCGACGGCCTCAAGACGATCTATGTCAAGATGCGCGACGACGTCGGCAACGAAACGGCCGCAGTCAGCGACACGATCACGCTCAACACGTCGATTCCTGCCGTGACCATCACCGGCCCCGACAAGAGCAGGATCTCGAAGGTCACGGGCTACGATGCAGCGGCGTTCTCCTTCGTCTGCGACGTGGACTTTGAGGAATACACCATTCGCGTCGTCCCGGCGACGAGCAGCCTGCACACGGCGGGCACGCAGATCCCGACGACGGGCGGCTCCACCAACGTCAGCGGCACGGCGGGAGGCTACAAGAAGAACACCGCCATCAACGTCACTGTCAAGGGCGCGGACCTCGAGGCAGCGTCTTCCGGCGACGGCACGAAGATCGTCAAGGTCTTCGTCAAGAACGCCGCCGGGACCTGGAGTGCCGCCTGATGGCCGCGCCGCAGCTGACATTCTCCATCACGGGCAACAAGATCTCGGCGGTCTCGGGGTTCGACTCGATCACCGTTTCCTTCTCGTCGGACATCGCCTACACGGCCTTCGAGTGCCGCGCGACGAAGTCCGGCGAGGATTGGGGCCGCGGGAAGGGCGCTTTGATCGCGTCCTTCTCCCAGACCCCGGCGGGCACGCAGCGCACCTTTGAGGTTTACGACGATTTTCTGCTTTCCGGTGATGGGGAATACCGCATTTCGTTGTTCGCGCAGGGCGCAGACGGCAGCTGGAACGACAACTACGGCTTTATCCCGCTGGGAGAGTCGCAGGCGCTGAAGACCGCGGACGGCGAGGATTTTCTGTGTATGAAGGAGTGATCGTATGGCTTACAACAGCCAGTTTACCGGCGCGCAGATCGACGAGGCTATCGCCGACGTGCGCAGCAATAAAGACGCGTGGAACAGAAAGCAAGATGTGATCCTCGCCTCCGGCGCTTCCGTCGGGGACCTGATCAAGGTCAAGGCGGTGGACGCCAGCGGGAAGCCGACGGCGTGGGCGGTGGCCGTGGCGGGCACGGACTATATGGCCCCGATACCAGTAAACGCCTCTGACAACGGAAAATTTCTGCGAGTAGTAAATGGGAAGTGGGTAGCTGTTGCAATAGCAGATGCAAATGGGGTGAACTTTTAATGGCTGAATATTTGACAAATACAACTGACCTGACAAAAGTTGCATCAGCTATCAGGGAGAAAGGCGGCACATCTGACCCGCTGGTCTACCCGGACGGATTTGTGACAGCCATTCAGGCCATTCAGACCGGTACAGAACTGCAAATCATTGCAACTGTGACATCTGGTGCAACTGTTACCGCGACAAAAGGTAGCCTATCTGTGAGCGGTACATCGGTCAATGGAACGTGTACGTTGACCGTGCCGGAAACCGGTACATGGAGCGTATCTGCCACGCTGGGCGGGCAAACGTCCGTCACAAAAACCGTATCCATCATGGGCAGCTACGCGGTGACGCTGACGTTCTTCTCCGCGACGATTACGGTAACGGTCGAATCCGGCGCATCCGTCACGCTGAAAAAGGGCGGGACGACTATCGCCACAAAGACGAGCAACGGGACAGCAGTTTTCACCGTCACGGAGACGGGGGCGTACACGGTCACGGCAACAAAGAACGGGCAGACGACGAGCGGCTCGGTCAATGTCGTTTCCGGAACGACCTCCTACTCGCTGACACTCTCTTTCGCGAGCTCTACGCTCAACAATAACGAGTGGAGCGTTATCAAGTCCGTTTCCGACGCGGGGCAGGGCGCGAACTATTGGAGCATCGGCGACAGAAAGGCGGTCACGCTTAACGGCACGGTCGGAAAGCTCTCGCTCTCGAATTTCACGACCTACGCTTTCATTATCGGCTTTAACCATAATGCGAGCTTCGAGGGCGCAAACCGCATTCATTTTCAGCTTGCAAAGACCGCACGCTCCGGCGGTACGGACGTGTGTTTCTGCGATAATAAATATGGCCCGGATAATGAATGGCCGACTCCGGGCGCGGGTTATTTCGTTATGAACGCGACCAGCACCAACGATGGCGGATGGAAAAACTCGCAAATGCGCACAAACATTTGCGGGACGAGCCTCTCGAGCTATTCCGGGACGATGATTGCAGTCATTCCGGCGGCGCTTCGTGCCGTCCTCAAGTCCGTTACCAAGTACACGGACAATACCGGCCGCGGAAGTACGACGGCGAGCAATGTCACAGCGACGACGGATTACTTTTTCATCCTCTCGGAGTACGAGGTTTTCGGGAGCATTTCGCAAGCGAATTCGAACGAGAGGAACAAACAAGCGCAGTACGCCTATTATTCCGCCGGGAACAGCAGAATTAAGTACAAGCACAACGGCACGAGTACCGCCGCTTATTGGTGGCTCCGTTCTCCGGTTGCGCGTGACTCCTACGTTTTCGCGCTTGTGAACACCGACGGGAAAGTCGAAAGCTCCTCTACATTCTATTCCCTCGGCCTCGCGCCCGGCTTTTGCGTATGAGGAAAAAGTGCATGGAGTATATCGTATATAAGCGCTTCCGTGGGCATGGCATAGATGGGGAATTTAATCTCCGGTACGGAACTGTGGTATCGGAAATTGAAGGGTTCCTGTTTGCAGAGGACGGCAGGCGGATATGCGCTGCGACGTCCGAAAACGGATGGAAGCATTTCAGGCAGAATACACCAGATGGCGCGATGCGGCAAGAAATGCTTGAACATCTCTACCGCTGGTATGAAAAAAACGGCTGCGGCGAAGACTTTACGGATGAAAAATGGCCGGGGCAGGAAAACGGCTACTGGAAAAACCGGCTGCGTACCGCAAGCACAAGCCGGCTGAAACAAATATACGCGGAAAAGATCGGAGGGAAAGCATGTATATCGTCGCAAGAGAAGGAACGTTTGACGGATACGCAGACAGTGTAATCCCGATAAAACTGCACCAGAACGGGTGCTATGTGCCATGCGAGGAAAGCGAAGCAGATGGATTCTGCGCAAAAAAAGCCATCCTGCAGACGGACGAGGACGGGAACGAATACAGGGCGCTGGATGATACAGTGTACCGGCTGGAAGGTCATACGCTAAAAGGCAATGAGCCAGTCGGCACCTACGAGCAGCATGGCGCAGCCGTCCCGCTGACTGAGGCGGAAGCCGCGCTAGCAGAACTGGAGGCAGTCTATGACGCAGGATAAATTGGAAAAGCTCAAAACCGCCATCAAGGACGGAAAGCTGGTGCAGGCCGCAGGAGGCATCACGGAGGCCGTCACGCAGTCGGACAAGCTGGGCTTCGACTGGCGGAACATCTACGTCAACAAGATCCTCGTCCGGCAGGTGTACGTCGAGCAGGCCGTGAAGTTCGGCACGGTGGACCATCCCATCGTGTGGAAGGCCGGCATGTCGTTGATCCAGAATGCTTATTACACCAACAACGGCGAAACCAAGGTCTGGATGGGCGCGGCCGGGAAAGAGGCCGACTGGACAGACGCGGCCTTCGTGCCGATCTGATCGCGCGGAAGGGAGAACACCATGGACACCAAGACCATCATCGTTACCCTCGTCTGCGCCGTGCTCGGCTCGTCCGCGCTGACGGCGGTCGTCAACGCCGTCGTCAGCGCGATACAGAAAAAGCGCGGCAAGGCCACAACGCAGGAGGCTCATCTTGCGGAGATAGACAGAAAGCTCGGGAAAATGCAGGAGCATCAAGACGAGCAGTATCTGGCGATCCTCCGGCTGACCATCATTTCAGAGGAAATGCCAATGGCCGAGCGCCTGATCGCCGGGCAGAAATACGTCAAGCTGGGCGGCAACGGCGATGTAAAAAAGTTTTTGCACCAGCTGGAGGCGCAGTGCGAACATAGCAGTGCGCAATAAATTAGGAGGCAGATATGCGGGTAAAAGGCAAGTGGAGCAAGGGCGAAATGGCGCGAACCATTGTTGTATATCTGCTCCAGCTCATCACGACGATAATTGTCTGGGCCTGCGCTCTGAAATCCGTCGCCGTCCTAATTGCAGTCATCCGCAGCCCGGAGCTCGGCGCGTCGGTCGACCTGTCCGACGTGCTCGGCTTTACCGGCTGGGCAACCATCACAGAGCTTGGCCTGCTTGCCTTCAAGCGGGTTTTTGCAAAGAAAAATGAAACAGTCGAATAGCGAAAGGAGTAATTACTTATGGACTACACGCAAATCATCTCGGCAGTGATCGCGCTCATCAGCGCGCTTGTTTCGGCATTCCTGATCCCGTGGATCAAGACGAAGATCGACGCGGATAAGCTGCAAACGCTCCGCACTTACGTTGAGATCGGCGTAAAGGCGGCGGAGCAGCTGTACACCGCGACGGACGGCGCGGCGAAAAAGGCGTATGTTGTGAACTTCCTCGCCGAGAAGGGCATTCAATTTGATGTGGAAACGATCGACAAGCTGATCGAGGCCGCCGTGCTGCAGCTGCACCACGAGCTGTACGGGAGTGAGCGGGCATGAGCATCAAGATCGGACAGGCCAGCCTCGGCGAGACGGGCGGCCGAAATCAGCAGCCCGGCAACCAGAACGGGCGGGAGCTGAATATCTCCAACTGGTACAACGGACGTTGGATCGGCGTCCTGCGCTACAAGAGCCGCAAAAAGGCCGAGCGGGCCGCGCAGACGTGCGAGGCAGCGATTAAAAACCGGAATATCGGTTACGACATGAGCGACCGGAACACGGCGTATGAGGCCGCCAGAGCCGCCGGATGGGACGTGAGCAAGATCACAAAGCCCGTGGAGACGGACTGCTCCGGCCTCATGACGCTCTGCGCCGTGGTTGCAGGCTGCGCGTCGGTCGAAGCGCTCTACCGTCGGCAGGGCAACAGCTGCACCACCTACTGCATGCTGCACGATTGGCCAGCAACGGGAGACTTCGAGCTGCTGACCGGCAGCAAGTACCTGACGACGGACGCCAATCTCCTGCGCGGGGACGTGCTGGTAAGCGAGGGCCATACGGTCATGGCACTCGAAGATGGAAAGAACGGAGAGGGGGAAAAAGAAGTGGTCGAAAAGAGCAAGATCATCGTGGACGGTAAAGAAGTCGCCGTTGAACGCATCCTGAAAGACGGCACGAACTACGTCAAGGTCCGCGATATCGCCGCTGCGCTGGATCTCGAAGTCAGCAACAAGGGCAATATCGCTGTGCTGAAGCACAAGGAAAAGTAAGCCCTGCCCGGCGGCGGGCCGAAGGGAGTGACGAAAGCATAACTGCGCGGTTGGCTCTGCCGAAGGAGCTGGAACACCTCACGCGCAGCGACTGGGAGCGCGTCACTGACGAGGGCATACTGGATCAGATCGATCAGCAGATCGTGAAGCTTTATATCGTGGGCAGGCTCCCGCAGATGGACGCGGCCAGTGAGATCGGCGTCGACCGCAAAACCATCTCCCGCCGCCTGCCGCACATCTACAACACCGCCCGCCGTCTGGTAGGGAAAACGGACAAAGAGAAAGCGCCATGAGCAACGGCTCATGGCGCTTTTTCTATGCCCACATGTCCCACAAATGGTACACAAATGTCCCCCAGCGGGGACGGGGAAACGCTAGAATGGTAGCAGAAAGGGGCGATACCGCATGGCGTACAACCCGTACACGGGCCGCTGGGAGATGGACGGCGCGCAGCAGATCCAGCTGCAGCCCATGCCGCGGCCGCAGGGCCCGCAGCTGCCGCCGCAGCCGCCGAAACTCGGCGTGCTGACCGTGGCCAGCGAGGCCAGCATCAACAACCTGCAGATGCAGCCGAACGACAACGCGCTCGCGCTGCACGAGACCGAGAACCTGCTGTACTACATCCGCACGGACAGCATGGCGGCCAAGACCATCGCGCGGTTCCGGATCTTCCCGGAGCCGACAGAAGAGGAAAAGGCGGCAAACCAGCTGCAGGAGCAGCTGAAACAGATCACGGCCGGCCTGCAGAGCATGGCCGGGAAAATCGAAGAACTGGAGGGAAAGCTCAATGCAAAATCCGATTATGGCCCTGATGGGCGGAAACGGCGGGGGAAACAAGCTGCTGAACGGTCTGCTGCAGACAGCGAAGACGACGCTGCAGGGGCAGAGCCCGCAGATGGTGCTTAGCTTCCTGGCCTCGCAGCCAGGCTTTGAGGCGTGGTTCGAGGCAAACAAAAACAAGACGGTCGGCGAGCTCGTCGGCCAGATCGGCAAGTGATACCGCGCGAAAGCGCCTATCAAATTTCATTCCACCCAGAAAGGAGGGAAAACCATGGATAAGGATTATGGCTTCGGCGGATGGGGCATTGTCATCCTGATCGCGCTGTTCTTCCTGCTCTTCGCGGGCAGAGGCTTCGGCGGCAGCGGCGAGAGCTCCCCGGCGACCCAGGCCGACGTGCAGCGCGCGACGGACTTTGCAGCCCTCGAGCGCCAGAACAACGAGGGTGTCGCGGCAACGCGCCAGAGCGCATACGACGTCACCAGCGCCGTCAAGGACAACGCCTACAACATCCTCGGCGAGCTGCGCGATTTGCAGTCCGTCACGGAGAGCGGCATCTCTGTGCAGCAGAAGTGCTGCTGCGACATTCTCCGCGCGATCGACGGCGTCAACTACAACTCCAGCATCAACGCGTGCGAGATCAAGACGGCCATCCACGCCGAGGGCGAGGCGACCCGGACGCTCCTGCAGCAGCAGGAGAACCAGCGCCTGCGCGACGAACTCGCACAGAGCCGCGCCGCGAACAACGACTATATGCAGTCGCAGTACATCCTCGGCCAGCTGGGCAGGTACTACCAGAACCCGCCCTGCAATCCGTGCGGCTGCGGCGGCTGACGCGGACCCATCCTGATATAGCTATCCGGGGCATAATGCCCCTTCACATAAGCCAAAACGGAAGGAGTAATGAAAATGGCTTGTAATAACGGCAATGGAAATCGGGCGTATCAAAAATCCTGCGTCCGATATTTTAATAACGCGCCCCAACTGCTCGCGGCAGACAGCGAAAACGTGCTGACGCTGGCCGGGGCAAAGGTCGTCAATTCCGGTTCGTCCATCCAGGTCGAGCCGCAGAGCTACGACACGGTCAAGATCGGCCTGTATCATCTGGCCGCAGATGCGGTCATCGCGGCGACGGCAGCGGGCGTCCTGACCCTGCAGTGGTACATGGACGGCGTCGCGCTGCCCTGCACGCTCAAGCGCGTCACGCTGCCGGCATCCGGCAATGCGGAGATCCACACGGAGACGGATCTGGAGCTGTCCGGGTGCTGCTGCTGCGTCAATCATACATTCACGCTCGTGGCGACGACCGACAGCACGGCCGCAGGCTCCGTGATCGAGCTTTGCACGGGGCTGCTCAAGCTCGCATGAGGTGCTATCATGCAGGCGTATAAAGACAAACTCCACGCCGCGCTGCGGGAGATCGCGGAGTGCCCGGTGTCCATGCGTACGGTCGAGCAGGCCGCAGCAGTCACAGATCTGCTGTGCCGGCTGGATAAGCTCGAGGACCACGACGAGCCGGAGACGGTCGAGTTTGACCGCGCGACCGCCATGCAGTGGGCGGCAGCCATGCGCAACGCCGACGGCACGACCGGCCCGCACTGGACGATGGAGCAGACAACGGCTGTGGCCGAGAGTATGGGCATTCAGGGGTACGAGATCCCGCGCTGGGCGTGGGGCGTGACCATGAACATGATGTACTCGGACTACTACCCCGTCGCCGTAGAGTTCGGCCTCAACCGCCCGGAATTCTACGCCGCGCTGGCAAAGGCGTTCCTGCTCGATAAAGACGGCCCGGGGCCGGAACAGAAGCTCATGGCGTATTATGAGCATATCGCAAAATAAAGAAATCCCTCCTGTCACCAGGAGGGATTTCCACTTGCTATAGAATCTATATTTAGATGGGATTCATTCATGCGTACCGAATAAATGTATAATGTTCAATCCGCGAGGGGGTAGAGGGTGACGTGCATGTCGCTGCCGGATTTGGTGTAGGATTTGGTCTGTTTATGGTAGAGGACCTTCTGCAGGACAGTTTTCAGGAGGGCGTTTCTCTCCTGCGGGGATGCGGCGAGCGGGTAGGTCTCGAGGACGCGGCGGACGGCGGGGGCCAGACGGGCGCGGGCCTGCTTGGCACGAGCCAGCTCGGTGATCGTGGTCTGACTTGCCTCGATGCGGTCGACGATGACCTGCTTGTCAGCGGCGAGCGCCTGCGAGCGCTGCAGGAATATCTCCGGCGTATAGACGCCGGTCTCGACAAGCTCATACGCGCGGGCCTCCTGCGCCTCCAGCTTGGCAAGCTGCTTGCGGTCGGCGGCGATCGAGGACTCGAGCGCGGTGCGCATGGGCGTGTCATCTGGCGCAGCGGCCTCACCGAGCTCCAGCTCGCGCAGCCAGCCACGCAGGGCATCCAGCACGGCGTCCTCCACATCATCATACCACGCGCTGACGGTCGTGCAGCCGTAGGAGGGACAAAGGAGCGTATCGCGGCGGTTGCCGGACGACGGGCGGCGCACCATCACGCGGCCGCACTGGTCGCAGCGGACGAGCCCGGCGAGGCTCGTCACGGTCCCCCATGCGCCCTTGCCGCGCGGGCTGGCGCTGGAATAGCTCAGAGCGACGGCCTTGTCGTACTGCTCCTGCGAGATCAGGCCGTCGTGCAGCCCTTTATAAAGCTTCAGGTCCTCCTGCCGGGTGCGGGGACGGCTGACGACGACAGCGCCGTCGACAATGCGCTTCGTCTCCGGTCGGCCCCCGGATTTGATCCAGCCCGCATTTGCCGGATTGCGCAGGATATCCAGCACAGAGTCCGCGCGCCAGAGGCTGCCGGAGTTGGTCGGGACGCCGAGGCTGTTCAGCCGCGTGGAGATCGCCTTCGCGCCGATGCGCGCGCAGCCCTCGCCGGTGTACCAGTTGTAGATCTGCTGCAGGATGGGGGCCTGCTCCGGGTGCGGGACGAGCTTGTAGCCCTTGTCATTCGGCAGCTTCTCGCGCGACCAGCCGAAGGGCGTCTTGCCGGAGATCCATTTGCCCTCGCGCAAGGACGCCTCCTTGCCGCGGGACAGGCGGCGCTTGATGGTGTTGTACTCGCGCCGGGACATAAAAAGGCCGAATTCGAAGTACTCCTCATCCATCTCATTGTTTGGATCATAGATCTTGTTCGGCGTGATGATCTTCGTGTTGGAATACTTGAAGGTCTGGGCAATAATGCCCTGGTCGATGGTGTCGCCGCGCGCCAGACGCTCGACCTCCATGACGATGACGCCCGCATAGTTCCCGGTCTCGACGAGCTGCAGGACCTTCTGCACCTCCGGCCGGACGGCGATGGAGTCGCCGGTCACGACCTCCTCGCAGATCTCCACGACGTTCAGCCCGCGGCTTTCGGACAGCGACAAAAGCGCGGCCCGGTGCCGTTTGAGCGTGTCGGTCTGGCCGAGGGCTTCGGCCTCCATGTCCTTCCGGGACTTGCGCAGGTAAATGATGTACTGCGCGAGCGGGTCGGAGATTTTCCAGGTAGATGTAAATTTCATAGGCAGATTCTCACCACAAGGGCAAAAGGTTATACGGATACCGCTCCGGCGCTGGGCCGGGGCGGTTTTATTTATGCGCGGATCCAGCCGATCGATGGGATGAGCGCGTCGGCCACAAGCGCAAGGGCACACAGCAAAAGAATACCCAAGAGGATGAGCGTTACAAGCCGGTGCATGCGCAGGGACTTCTGCTGTTGGGCAAGCTGCGCACGAAGGGCCACGGTCTCGGCACGGAGTTTTTCAGCATCGGGAGGCTCGGAAGGCTCGGCAGGCTCATCATGCGGAATGCCGAAATACTCATCCATAGAAACGCCCATCTCCCGGCAGATCGGGCCGACCGTGTAAACAGACGGATTTTTGATGTCGCCGCGAAAGAACTGGGATACGGTGCCGACGGAAAGGTCGGTATTTTCGGCTACATCCTGATTTGTTTTGTGCGGAGTGATCGTCTGCTTCTGCTCACGGCACAAATCAGATAATTTTTCCTTCAAAACATGTCATTCCCCCCAAAAAAGCAAGACGTCTGACTGCAAAAAGCAACTGCCATATCTTTACAAGACTACCGTGGACAGGATATCCTAAAGTTACAGACGGCTCCCGGTCGCCTGCGCAAGCAAAAGCCCGCGCCGTTGTTCGGCCAGCGGCGCGGGCGACATCTCAAAAACCAAGCGCGTACATGAGGCCGGGGATGACGCGGACGAACAGGAAGCAGCCAGCACAAAGCGCAAGGGCAATGACGATGATAACTTTCCGGACTCTGCGGGGACCAGCGACGGCGGACTCGTATTCCTCAGGCGTCATGCCATCCGTGTACTCATCGTAGAGTGGGCGCCCGGCGTCGTCTGTGAACTTGTTATCATAGATCCGGCAAAAATCAACCAGCGTGCCAATGCCCCAAAAGCCGAGCGTAAAGAGCCAAAGAAGCCCCGTCCAGATCTTGCCGACATAAAAACGATGTGCACCGAAGCCGCCGAGGAAGATACAGAGCAGCAGCGCAGTCGAGCGCTTCTTCTGCGCGGGCTGGCGGGGCTCCCGCGCGCGGGACTCGGCCTTCGCCTGGTCGCGGATGTAATTCACGGTCCCGCAGCCGCAGTACGGGCAGATCAGAGCCTCATCGTCGATCTCCTTGCCACATTTGTTACAGTACATAAAACCTCCTACGGATCACAATCCTTGCACGGCGTGTACAGCGCGGCGGCCTCTTCACGCGAGCCGGTGAAGCTGCCGCGGTTCTCGGGGTTCATCTGGTCGACGTGCGAGCAGCCAGGAAGATGGAAAACGCCGCTGGACTTGTTGTAGATATACGTGTGGATGCTGTCGCCGGTCGCACCGGAGATGGCCGGAGCCTCTGCGGGAAGCGTGCCAGGGAGGAACGAAACAAAATCGCCGACGATCGGTTCCAGCGGCTCCACGTCGAGCGGGTCACCGCCGATGCTGGCGTAATACTCGGCCTGCGCCTCTGCCTGTTCCGCGTCTGTATATTCCGCGCTGCCGGTAAAGGCCGGATCCGCGGAGGGGAGCACAGCGGCGTCGGCCGCCGCGCGAAGCTCTGCGGGCGAAGATTTGTAAGAGCGGGCGGCGGAGATCGTGTCCGCCAGACGGAGCAGCCCGACCCAGCCGACAAAGGCCAGCACACAGCAGACCAGCACAAGCAGAACCCTGCGCCATGTCTGTTTCATGGCAAAACCTCCAGTTTGATATGTAAATTTTTGTAGACTCTCATAATTGTAATTAACGAACGTATGTTCTAATATAATCATGCGAGTCAGGAAAAGGAACCTACAAATATTGTAAGCCACCGCCGAAGAAAGCACAACCGGAAAAGTGAACAAAAAATGAACGGTCTTTTTGTGGAAGAATGGGGGAACGGATAGATGACGCGAAGTTTTTACCTGCAGGACATCCGCCGCATGCTGCGGCTTGCGACGACGGAACAACTCGATCTGGTCTGGCGCTTCCTGCGCGGACTGGTTGCATAGAGAAAAAAGAGCCGAGGGCGGTCATCCGTCCTCGGCCATTTTTTTTGCGATCTCGGCGAGCAGCTGCCATTCGTCGACGCTGAGCTTGCTGATGATCGATACAAACCGCTTGCGCGGCGAGTCGTCCGGGTCGTGGATAACGACGCCCATGAACTCGGCGATCTCCTGATTCCGCGTTAGCTTCTGTTTCATCTCGCCCTCGCCAGTGCGGAGCCAGTCCTCATTCACGTTAAACTCCCGGCAGATCAGCTTGATGAACGGTTCATTGGGGCTTGTTTTCTCGCCCTCGAGGTTTGTGATCACGCCGCGGGTCGTGCCGAGACGTTCGGCAAAGTCGGTCTGAGAGAGTCCGGAAGATCTGCGGATCTCTTTAATTCGCTCGTTGATGGTCATTGAAATCACCTCATGACTATATTATACACGCGATGGATGTATTGTCAATACAAAAATATGCAAAATATTTCACAAACATGTATTGACAAAACATCAGAATGGTGGTACAGTGTAGTCACAATACAAAACACGGAAATAAAGTGTTGCGACAACGCGAGGTGAGAACAATGTCCGAGAAGGAAAAGCAGGTCATGGACTACCTGAAAAAACAGTCCGGGAATCTGACCGACGAACAGCTCCAGCGCCTGAGCGATATCGCCTACGGCATGATGCTGGCGCAGGAGAGCAAGAAAGACGAGCGGAAGGAGGCGTGAGCCGTGGCAAGCAAAAAGGTGGAGGACATTACCGATCTGATGCGAGAGACCGAAGCGCGGGTGACACCCGAGGAACAGAGATCGTGGATGTATCGGAACTGGAGCTACATGATGCGCCGGTGCTACCGGGATAAAGGCTATGAAGGGCGCAGCCCGAAAAAAGCGTACAAAAAAGCCGGGGTGACCGTCTGCGACGAATGGAAGGACTACTTCCGGTTTAAAAAATGGGCGCTGGCAAACGGCTACGACGAAGAGAGAAGCAACGGTGAAAACGTGGCAATGAGAATGTGCCCGGGCCGGATCGGCGACAAGGGGAATTTTGAACCGGGGAACTTTGAGTGGATCACGCTCAACGAAGAGATCCGCAGATGGAACCACCCGAGTAAATGGAAAAGATTTTGGGCGCGAGTATCGCATGCCATGCGGGACGTGGGCAAGATGCTGCTGGGCATCATGCTTGCGCTGCTGCTGATATGCATAATGCTGATAGTTTTCGTTACTACTTGGGGAATAATCCGAGGATTTCTAGGAAGCTGAGGGGACGACCAAAGATCTCAATACTGGAAAGCTGGAGCGCTCCAAGCGCAATCAACGCAGAAGCAAGAGCCAAGAACACGGAAATAACGGAAATTACAACCGGGATAAGCCGGTAACGCCGATCTCGCCGGGATTCCTCAAAAGCAGCCTGCGAGCGGGTATCGAGGGAAACGGGGTCGTTATCATCGAACGTGCAGCGGGCATCGAGATTGAGATCGTCAAGCTCATCTTGCAGGGCGCTGTAATCTTCAAGGTGAAATTCTTTGAGGATTCTCTTGAGCGTCCACTTGTTATCAATTTTTGTACAGATATCGTATTGCCTATTTGTCATAAAATCGCCTCCGGCCAACATCTTACCACGCGGGCTGGGGTCGGACAAGAGCAAAAAGCGTAAAGCTGTAAAATCTGGAAAAACTAACGCCGGAAGGAGGCTGAACCATGAGAAAACCGTATGACCCGATTGCGGACGAAGAGCCGCACATCGTGGCCGAGTATCATTTCCCAAACTGCACGGCGTATATCGCCGACAACTACCTGCGCCGGCTGACGCCGGAGCAGAAAGAGGCCAACCGGCAGGCTGCCCGCCGCGTGGCGTGGCAGATCCTCGAACGGGCTGCAGCCGAAGGGCGTCTGCCCGCGGCCAGCAATTAAACGCGCCGCAAGGCGCGTACATAGGAGTCGATATTATGGCGAAGGTAAAGACCTACACCCTGACGCTGGATGCGCAGGAGCTGCATGATCTGATCGAAGCGGCGATGGTGTGTGAGTGCCAGGCGGCGCAGATCATAAACGGACTCAAGCGCAAGGGGCTTGACCTGGACGCGCAGAAGCTCGTGACACAAAACGCCCGTCTGGCGCGGCTCGTCAGGCGGATGCAGGAGACGAAGGAGGATAAGCGGAATGCGGAAACTGATTCTCAGCGGAGACGATTGGTTTGAGCTGAAGCACACGCTGGAGCTGCTTGTGATCGTGGCAAACAACGCGGCGAATGAGCACGAGAACATGGCTGCACACGCGCAAGTGGCGGAATTGACTGAACGGCATGCAAACCTCGCAAAACGCGCCAGGGAAAGGACGGAGTCCTACAAGCGGCTTATGGCACTGGTAGAATCGGCAGAACGCCTGCCGGAGACGAAGGAGGACGCAGAATGAGAACCAACCTTGCAGAGCGGCTCGGGTATGAGCCGGAGGAAGAGACCAGAGAGCGGCAGGAGCGGCTGCTGGAGGAGCTGCGGTACCGGGAGGCCATGCGGCGGGTGGCGAAGACCTGCTGCGTGTGGCTGGGCGGCGCGGCCTTTGTGCTGGCGGTGATCGCCGGGTACGCAGAGATGACCGACGCCTGCGTCGCGACCGGCGCGATCGCGTTAGGCCTGACGACCTACGGGATCCTGTGAAGCCGGTGAAGGACGAGCCCAAGATCATCGTCGAGCTCCGGCCGGATCAGCTGGCCAGCCTGATCGATGCGTTGGGCTTGGCGTCAGAATGCGAGCAGGAGGACGCCGGGTGCTGCACCTGGACGCTCTACGAGAGTATCCGGAATTATATTTATGATGTAAACCACTGCGACAGGGACAGCCTGCAGCCCGACCTTGCAGCGGGAAAGCAGATGGTCCATGCCGACAACCAGATAAGGAGGCGCAAACACATTGCGAAATAGCATCGACTACCCCGGCGAGCGGGCGCCGCGGCGCCCCGCCGTGATCGCCCAGGCCGGATACACCGGCCAGAACCACTTTTCCGTTACATATGGAGACCAGAAACTAACCGTCCGCGCCGAGGACGGCTATGCGGCCCTTTTCACTGCAGCCAAACACTGGGGCTATAAATTCACCCGCCCGGAGTACCATCAGAACGCCCGCGCGACCAAGCTCCACTACACGCCGGACACCCGGCCGGGGGCACTAGTATGAGGTTTGTATGTGACGCCTGCCAGGATATCACGAACATCGAGGCCGACCGGATGGTGTACAGTCGCGGCGCCATGCTGGAATGGGCGTGGTGCCAGCACGTTGGGAAACAGACCTGTTTCGACCTGGCGGCGTTTGGAGGTGCAAAAGCGGAATGAAATGGCATATTGCAAGTGTCAGCTGGGGCAAGGACAGCCTGGCCATGCTCCTAATGCTGATTGCCAAGGGCTACCCGCTGAATGAGGTGGTTTTCTACGATACCGGAATGGAGTTTGAGGCGATTTACCACACACGGGATCAAATGCTACCCCGCCTGGAGCAGCTGGGGATCAAGTACACCAGACTGGAGCCGGAAAACCCGTTCCTGTTTGATATGCTGGAAAGGCCGGTTTGCAGTAAGCAGAAAGGCACACACCAAGGTTATGGCTGGTGTGGCGGCCTCTGCCGCTGGGGAACCACGGGGAAGCTGAAAGCCATGGACAGGTACGCGGAGGCGCGGGACGCTATGGTTTACGTTGGCATAGCTGCCGACGAAACACCACGACTGGAAAAAGAACGGAAGACGTATAAACTGCACCCGCTGGCGGAGTGGGGAATGCCGGAAGCCGACGCCATGGCATATTGCTATGAAAACGGGTTTTCGTGGCTGGAGGGCACGATCCGCCTTTATGACGTGCTGGACCGTGTTTCGTGCTGGTGCTGCTGCAACAAGAACCTGCGGGAACTGCGGAATATGTATATTTACCTGCCGGAATACTGGGAGCGCCTGAAAGACCTGCAACGGAAAATAGACAGGCCAATGAAAGGCTATTACAAAGGCAAGCCGCGCGGCGTGTTTGAACTGGAACAACGGTTCCGCGCAGAATTGGAACAGGAAGCAAGAGCATGAGTAAAGCTGTTTTGATCAGCATTCGCCCGGAGTGGTGTGAGAAGATCATCAACGGGCAGAAGACCATTGAGGTGCGCAAGACGCGCCCGAAGATGGATACGCCGTTTAAGTGCTACATCTACCGTTCGGTTCAGGGCGGCGTCGGCTACGGATGGCACATTTCCAACCTCAGAATTTACGATCACTCGCGTGATCTGGGGCAGATCATGCTGGCGAAGCTGACGCCAACGGCGAAGGAAACAAAATGCTGACGCATCTGAGCCTGTTTTCCGGGATCGGCGGGCTTG